GGGGTCCGGGCGGGTCTGTACCCCCCCCATGCCCTCCCGGAAGATCGCGGCATTTCGTGGATGTTTGTTGAGGGCGCTAACTGTCTACACACCGCAGAGTGGACGCGCGAACAAGATATTCTTGGTGTCCCTAATCAGGTTGTGCTTGTTGGTAACGCGGCGGGCGGTGGCGGTGACAACGAAGATAAACATGTTCTCACCGGCATTGCCCGCAATGAAAACCCTGATTCTCCCTACTCCTACCAGTCGCGGGGACGCTGGATCACCCACACAGAGACCGGGATTGAGGCAGACAGTACAGGCACCTTGTTTGCTAAAGCACAACGCAAGTTGCAAGAGCTTTCCGCACCTGTCGGCAAGATTGACATTAAGAACGCGCCCCTAGCCCTGGACCCTAACCAGGTTGTGTTGTTTGACTCGCAAGGCCACAGGGCTAAGGCCACTATTCAGGAAATTAAATACACTCTAGACCCAACCGCGCTGGTTGACACGACCCTAAAAGAAATTGAGGTAATCACAATGCCGACTGACCTTTCAACTCTGGTTGAAACCCTAGCCGAATTGTCCGCAAAAGTTGACGCGGCAATGCAACTACGATGGGGTGTGCTCGATAGTGTCGAGCCCGCAACGGTAACCTTGGATGGTGGCGGCGTGTTGTCCGATGGGGTAGAGATTCTAGGCACCGCTATCGAGGGTGACCGGGTGGCCGTAACTATCGTTAACCGGCGCGCAATCGTGCTGGGTGGGGTTCGACAGAAACTCCCTAACGGTGGGCTAACAGTGCAAAGCGGGTGGACTTTGTATTATGTGCGTGTGGAACGCAACGGCGCAATGATCCACGCCGACTTTCGTTTGACCGGTTCGCAGCAAAGTTTCTCTAGCGGACAAATAATGACCGTGGCGAAACTTAACCCCCTAATCTCGATTAAGGGCGACGGTGCCGCCGTTGGGTTTATCGAAAAGGTCGGTAACTTCTCCTTGCGCGTTGTGCGCGACAATCTACAGGTAGTTGCAGGTAGTGGCGGCGGTAAATTCCCGCCCGGCGACTACTACGCTTCCATTACGTGGAACATCTGACAAGGGGCGTTGTATAATGTTTAGTATGACTAGTATTGATGACGAAATTCAGGCTATGCAGTCCATGCCCGAGTTCGGGGACGGCCCTAACAATGTTGTCCCCATTGACGTTAGCGACACCCATATTCAGGCCGCTAACAATGTTTATGATCATTTTGTGGGAGGTGTTGCACAGTGACTACCGCAGCAGACGTGTTACGCTATGCCGCTGATGAGGTGGGCTATAGCCGTTGGGATGATGCCCTAGAAGGGTCCAAGTATGGGCGCTGGTACGCGCAGCAAACCCACTCCGCTTACTTTGCCTCTAGTGGCGTGCCTTTCTGTGCAATGTTCGTTTCTAACATTCTTGCGGAAGCGGGCACCAGCCTACTTGGCAACGGCCAGGTGTACGCCTACGTACCCTGGATGATCCGTGACGCCCGCAACGTTGGGCGCCTAGTTTCCCCCGAAAATGCTCTACCCGGTGACGTCCTATGTTTCGACTGGGACAATGACGGGGTGGCAGACCACACCGGCTTTCTAGTGGCGGCATACCCTGATTATGTGGCCACTATCGAGGGTAACACCTCTAGCGGTAATGCTGGTTCGCAGTCTAACGGTGGTGGCGTCTATCGCCGTACCCGTGACTGGGACGATATTTGCGCCATTATCCGCCCCGCATACACCAGCACCGGTATTACCCCTACCGCTACCCCTAACCCTGTTCGCTCCACCAACAAAGACGGCACACTTGTTGTTGACGGTTGGTTAGGCAACGACTCTATTGGGCGTATGCAGCTACTGCTTGGGCAGTCTGTCGACGGCTACATTAGCGGCCAGGATGAGGAAAACGAAGACAACTTGGAATGTTTCACCGCTATTGAATACGATGGTGGCGGGTCTCTACTGGTTGAAGAAGTTCAGCGCCGCCTTGGTGTTGAAGCTGACGGTATTCTAGGCCCCAACACCGTTGAGGCTTGGCAACGCAAGCTTGGTGTTACCGTTGATGGTTACGCGGGTGTTGAAACCGGTAAGGCAATTCAGCGTGAACTAAACGCCGGAAGGGTGTGTGCATAATGACTAAGCATCGTGAAGAACTGTTTACTCAGGATAAGCGCGCCGCACTGTATCGCCTAATTGTCGCCGTTTTGGTGGTGTTAGGTGCATATGGTGTTGACACGCACGGGTTGCAGGCTTTGCTAACCCCCGAGTCGTTCGCTATCCTTGCTGGCCTAGTTTCGGCTCTGTGCTCTTCCTGGCACACCCCATTCACTAAGCCTATCCTCCCTAAGCATAGGCAGGGAACGGAAACCCCCGAGGTTTCAGAGAACAGCGAGGGCTAACAATGTTGATTGGTGCATTAGGGGCGGCATTGATCCCTTTAGCCGCCGCCCCTCTCGCCCCGATCAACTCAGCCGAGGGAATCAACGCGCTAGCAACGCTGCTAACCGCGTTCGTCTCAGCGTTAACAGTAACCGGTGTCACCGGATACTTGGGTAGGCGGCGAAACAAAAGACAAGCCGCACAAATAAGCCACATGCAAGCGGCCATTGAAGATACGCGCGAACAGGTGACCAACCACCATTCAACCAACTTACGTGACGATGTGACGCAGGTTGCTGAAATGCAAGCGGCGGTGATGGATATGATTACTGAGCTTAACAAGGAAAATGAAGCGCGTACTGATAGGGCGGATTTAAAAAACGCTGAACGGTTCTCAGAGCTGGCCGAACGCATGGGCGCAATAGATCGAAGAATAGCCACGCTAGACGAACGTCTAGCGGCAACGCAAGGCAACAGCCACTCTACACACGCAAGACTGTTCGAGCGAATCGAAAAGCTTGAGGAAGATAAGGAAAAGGAAAAATGATTGAAACCCCGGCGGCACCCTATGCCCGCGTAATTGGTCGTTTTGCAACACCCGGCTTGCAGGGCCGCCGGGGCCGAATCACTTTCACCCCCACTGTTGATGGCGTGGCCAAAACAGACAATGGGGCTGTTTTCTTTGGCGGTAGCGAAACCGCCTACATTAACGACAGTGGGGCAATCGGCGACAGTAAAGGCAACCCCTACATTGACTTAGTCGGGTTAGGCCCGGGTGTAACCCCAAGCACTAAGTGGGCTTACCATGTGCTTGTTGAAACACTTAGTGAAGTGTTGGAGTTTGACGTTTTCCTGAAACAGGGTGGCGTCTACGACCTGAACAATTTACAGAATAGCGGTGACGAAAACGTGTCTATCCCACCTGACATTTTAAGCAAGCTAGCGGCCCTGGATAATGTAGCAACGCAGCTACCCGCCCTTAATCAGGCGGTCACGTCGGCGGCAAGTAAGGCTGAGGCCGCAACCAGCAAAGCCGAACAGGCAACCCTTAAGGCAGAAACTTTAAGCGGAACTGTTGAGACTGTTTCAGGTAAGGCCGACTCTGCTTTGAGTAAGGCTAGTGAGGTTGAGGCCCTGGCTAGGAAAAACGCTGAAGACATTGTCGCCGTCCGCAATTCTATTCCCACGTCTGGCAGCGGCGCGCCGGGCCCCAAGGGTGACCCTGGCGAACGCGGCCCTAAAGGTGATCCTGGCCCGCAAGGCCCACAGGGCGCACCGGGTGAACAGGGCTTACCCGGCCCCAAGGGTGACCCCGGTTCGCTGACCAAGGAACAGTTGGACGAACTTAACCGGAAGCTGGACGCTCTGAAGTCTGGCGCTATGGGCAGCAATGAGCAAACGATCGACATTAGCGATACCCACACGTATTCCCTTGCGCCCGCCGCTAATGTGCAAACCGTGATCCTAACCAAGTCAAAGCCCGGCCTTGTCGACCTAACCCACCCCGATAACATTACTTGGGTTCCTGCCCCGCCTGAGCTAACCAGTAACGTTGGCAGCGTGGTTTACTTGGTTTTTATTAAGACCGGGTCCGGCTGGCAAGGCTATAGCGCCGGTGACCTAGACGGCATCAATGAGCTACTGGCTACGTTGCCACCCATGAAAGCAGTTATCCCGAAACCCATCGACAATGGATGGGCGTACGGGGGCACCCAATATTTGGGGCTAATCAACACTGTGACCGGTAGCAGCGCCGATGGTTTTACCATTAAGGTAACCCGAAATGTTCAGTCAGTGCTACCGAACTCCAAACGCGCGAACAGCGATTTTTGGAACTACACTGAGGACGCTACGGAAACCGAAAAAGCCAAGGTCAAAAACGGCCCTCTATCCCAAATTGGCCGTACTGAGTTGAAGCTGGGCAAGCCAGTTGTAGCTGAAGCAACCATCACAAGCGACAACAACCAGTGCAGTTTCGGCATTTTTGGTGCGCCCTACAACGAAAAGCTACTAAGCATTTCCATTAACCCGGCCCTAGTGTGGGAGCTGGGCGCCAACGGTGTACCGGTCACCAATACTAACCTCAAGGCGCAGCCGGGCGACTCAGTCCGACTCAAATATGATGGCGCGGTATGCACCTACTACCTGAAACCGGCGGGTAAGGATTCGTGGGTTATGCTGGGGTCTCTAGCGCCGAAGCCATTCGGGCATGAAGAAAAAACTCTCTATTCTAAGATTGACGCTAACGCAGGCATGACTATCACTGGCTGGCGGGCTACCGGGGAATTTGCGTAATGAACAATGGCTACGAACTACTGGCAATGATCCTGGCAGGGCTAGCCAACAAAAACAGCGGCCCTGCCAGGTCAGCGGGTTTCGACGAAACCTATAACATTGTTGTTGACGCTAACTCACTGTTCGCGCGTTGGGTTGCGCCCGGTATTCAAGAAGTTGCCGGGTTTAAAAACTTGATCCAGTCCACCGGCGCTAACGTCGGCAACTGCGCTATCCCCGGCCAAACCTGGGCTGACATGACCAAAAACGCGGCTGACGTCCAGGGCCTCTGGCGTTCCGGTAAAAAGAATATTCTTGTCACCGGCGAGACCACTAACTCTATTTTCGTTGAGGGCGCCACGGTGGCTAAAACCGTGGCTGACGCTAAAGCATATATCGCGGCCCGGCGTGCCTCTCAAAAGTGGGACTATATCGTCATGTGTGGGACGATCCCTCGCGGCGACAAGGCCACGCCTCAAGAAAACGTTGAGATGAACAAACGTATCCTTGACGTTGACGCGCAGCTCAAGGCCGACGAGAGCCTATATAGCACATGGGTGGACTTCCGCGCTTTCTCCCCCGAGTGGTTCGGACTCCGTGGTGACGGCTACACCGCAAAATTCATGGACAGCACCACCACTTGTAACCCTACAGGTGGGCGCCCCGACATGATTCATCCTATCGGGGCGCCCCGTGACGTGTTCGCGGACGCGATCGCAGACGGCCTAAACCGGCTTAGTCTAGCTTAGCTTTGATAGTGGCTCTAGCGCTTTGGTTTCGAATGGCTCTAACATTTCCTTGATTTGCTCAGCGGCCTTGTATGACCTAAAGAACAGTTCGGGGCCGTTCGGCTCACACAGTAAGTCGGCAATGTCCTTTAGGGTAATGTTGCCTTTAACCGGTTTAGCGTACGCGCCAAGCCAGGTTAGTTGCGCATCCCACCGGCCATATTTTGACAGCCGGTATTCAAGCGCAAAAAGAACCTTGGCGGTTCCGTTAGCGACAGAAACAACATTGCCGGTTTCGTCTACCTCAATGTTGAAAAATTCATCATAGCCTAGCGTCATGTCGTTGCAGTCTTGATCTTGCGCCGCCCCGATGGCTAGGGCAGCAGTACGCACTAGCCGGTGTTTTTTCCCTAGAATCTCTGACAGTGACTTCAGGGAGTCTAGGGCATCTCGCAGGTTGCTAACGATATCACCCCTAAATGTGCTGTATCGATCTACAACACACGCCGCGCACTCAAACGAGTTCACATAGTGAATGATATTACCAAGGTGACCGATAACGTTCGCGTCTACTGGCCCCGCGGTTTCTTGCACGTGCAAGGTATAGGTAGCGAGTAGGGCTTGGTTAATTTCCTCAATAGAGTACAGCATTAGTTTTCCCTAGCATCCCATTCTAGTTTTTTGGAGATGAGCGCGGCCTCAATGAATGGGCGCTGAATCTCACGGAATTGTTCGCCGTTGACATCGGGCCGTAGGATATGCAGTAGGTCCCGGTAGGTGCAAGACTCGATGTTATAGTTTTTCGCTAGCGTCGCCTCTAGGGCTTGCATATAGTTAGGTGTGGCTTGCTTAATTCCGCGCCACTCCCAACGGATGGCGTCATAGTCAATGGTTGTTCGAGTGTTTGCGCCGGTGTGAACGGTTAACGTTACTGGCTGTGACCCTACCTTGCAGTATGTGCAGTGCATTTTTTTGCTACCGTCGCGGATGGGGCGTTGTAGCTCACGCATTTCAGACACGGTTAGGTTGTCCGCTAGTTCGCGCATATCCCATAGCAGTTTGTATGGTCCGGGAATGTTGTCGCCCTCAGCAAACATGAACGGGATGGTCTTTGCAAAGCCGCGAAGCGCCCTAATCATAATGTCCGCATCTAGCGTGCGCCGACCGCTGGCTATTTCCCGCAGATCGTCACTAACGTTAGCTAAGGGGTTAATGGTTCCCGAGCCTGCACCCGACCCCCATTCCTTGCTGTAGGTGGGTGCGCAGACAGACAGGTTTAATGCCACAATTTCGGCTTGATTGATGTGTTTCATGTTTGTATCCTATAGTCCTTTCCATGCGTAAACAACATTTGAGACTGTGGCACTACTCACATAAAACCTTGATGTAGGCATGTTCCCGGCAATACAACACCCAAGCCTTATTTAAGGTGTCGCGGGCGTCAACGTCGGGTAAGTTCATGTCTGTAACGTCGGAATACTTAACGCCAAACGTCCCTTCCCAATAGCCTAAAGGGTCCGTTTTAACTTCATTAATAACAGCGGCCTTATAAAAAATCGCGTAGTCGGCCATAATCTGTGCAATAAGCATAGAGTCCAGCAACCCCCGGAACTTACCGCGCGCGTTATCAGCCCCACGCAAAAACTGCCTAAACGAAACGTCAACAGGCATTACCCAGCCACCCCACTTATTAACCAGCATGATGTTATATAAGGCCAGGTAGGCCACTAAATCAAGTTTAGTATCAAACGCGCCCACCGTGCCCGGCTCGCATACCTCTAGCCGGTCTACCTTGCGCGCCATGCTTGCCACAAACGCAAGCTCACCACGCTTGCACCAGCTATCACCGTATT